CAATGTGTCATAAGGAAACTTTTGTCCCAAGAAGAGGATTAACAGCTTACTGCAAAAAGTGTCCGCACGATGACGCATGTTCTAAATGGATTGGATGGAAATAATGGGTAAGAGTATTTTAGATGATATTCTGAAAGAAGATACAAGTAATCAAATTACTCAAGAAGATGAATACTTGGCTCCCTTATTAGGAGAAATTGGACAGATAGATGATGAAGGAATCAAATCATTTGTCAGATCACTTTTGCTAAAAGCTAGTACATTTTGGGAAATACCATCTAGTTTTTCCGGGAGATATCATCCACCGGATGAACATGGCCCTGGTGGTAATGTGCTACATACTAAAAGAGTTGTTAGAGTTGCAGAAGTGATATCAGACTCCTACGCGCTAAGTGTGGAGGAAAGAGATCTCATAATTGCGGCGTGCCTTCTTCATGACGTCACTAAGGGTGTTCCATCTGAAGAAGCTGGAATGTTCCAGTACGATCCGATGCACCCCTATACCGTCAATAAATTTGTATCTGACTGCATCCGTCATGACAAGGAATATGCCAATGATAGTCATTCTTCTACGTTGTTTATTTCTGAAGAAAATGTACAAAGCATACTAAGACTAGTGAGATGCCATTTGGGTCCATGGTCACCAGTTCCAGAAACATATCCAATAACTTATATGGATTACATTGTACACTTAGCTGACAATATAGCTAGTAAAGTGCATGTTATAATCGAGGATAGTCAATTGATCAATGACAGATGGACAAATGAATAGCAGAATATCAAAGAGAATTTATATTATTTCTATACTAGAAGACATAATTAAAGAATCAGTCTACTATAGAAATAATTCATTTAATTTGAAAAAAGAAAATCGTATTGTAATCGCCAGTATTTCCGATAAAGAGTCTAAGGCAAAGATACTATGATAATTCCAAATGATCCAGATAAGTTTTTGTCATCTTGGAAATACCTAGAGACAGCAAAGTATGTGCAAAGCTTAGGTAGAGTTATTCGTCAAAAGGACGGAGACAATACTCTATTCATAGAAGCAAAGGATAAAGAATCTTTCCGCCAACAAAATGGAAATATTGGTCTCTATACTTCTATCTGGCATTATAATTCCACTGATCTAGATAAAGCTATTAGATTAGGATCATTATATTTTGATATAGATAACAAAGATCCGCATGAGTCATATATTGATTGCATGAAGTTATATAATTATCTTATTAATTATATTCCAAAGTCTGCTGTACTGGTATATTTTACTGGTAAAAAAGGCTTTCATATAGAATGCGAAGCGATTACTCTAGGCATTAATCCATCCAATAATCTTCCTAATATTTTTAGATTCATAGCTTCAACCCTAAAAGATAAACTTAAGTTAGAGTCACTAGATTTCAGTGTGTATGATGCTAGAAGAATGTGGCGCCTAGAAGGCAGTAAGCATCAAGATACAAATCTATATAAAAATTTAATACCAGAAGATACTCTCTCTCAGGGTATGGATAAAATAACTGATTATTGTACAGTGCCCTCTTCCAATGGAGTATCAGAACAGAACTTCAATGCCAAGGCCAATGAATGGTTTAGAGAATTTACCTATAATATGGAAATAGAAAAAGAAAAATCAAAAGATTTTATGGGCTATTTCAATAAGTATGGATCAACTGCATTTAAACAAGTGGATGTTAAAGAAAAAGAATTTACTCCTGACAAATTACTGAAAAGCTGTACATCAATAGCTAGACTCCAACAACAAGCTATTGAAAAAAAATATCTAGAACATGAGGCGAGACTATTCCTATGTTCGATCTTAACTTATAACGAAGAATCAATAAAATTTCTTCACGGTATCTTGAGTAATTGTTCAGACTATAATGTTGAAAAAACTAATAGTCATGTAAACGATTGGATAAAAAGAAGAGAATTGGGAATCGGCGGGAGACCATATACATGCGAAAGAGCTAATTCTGCGGGTGTTGGATGTGGAGAATGTTCGCTAGAGAAAAAAAATAAATGGGTAAAGATAGGGGACAAGTATGTTGAAACACAAGAACAGTCTTCTCCATCTCCAGTGCGTTTTGCTTATAAACTAATGGATAAAGGAGGTGAACATGCCTGAGATAGAAAATACAGATGATGTTATTGGCGTCTGCTCTGAATGTAAATCAGATCAGCCCGAAAGATATATGTACAATAGTCCCTTCGCTCAAGAAGGTAAGCCAGTACCGTGCAAGTATTGCGGTGGAGTGGTAATTATTACATATCGCGAAGTAAGAGATAGCTCTTTAGAAGGTTCAGACAAGAGTAGAGGAATTTAATGAAGAATTGGACTAACCTCCATAACCATACAGTCTTTTCAATGTTAGACGGTCATGGTGACATAGAGCAGTACTTAACTAGAGCTAAGTCCTTAGGAATGAGAGGCTTAGCTACTACCGATCATGGAAACATACATTCATGGTTAGACTTCTATGACGCTGGAACTTCTATTGGGGTTAAGCCAATTCTTGGTTCAGAATTCTATCAAGCTAGAAAAACTAGATTTGATAGAGATCCCGAAGAAAGATCAGGACCATCACAAAATGAATGGGAGCAAAGAGGCCCTTATCATATAACTATTCTAGCCAAAAACAAAGTTGGTTATAATAATATTATTAAAATATCTTCTAGATCTTTCCTAGAAGGTTATTATGTTAAGCCACGTATTGATCATGATTTAATAGCAGAACACTCCGAAGGAATTATTGTTCTTTCGGGATGCTTGAATAGTGAAGTATGCCAGGCATTACTAAGAGACGATTACCAATTTGCTCTTGCATCTGCAAAAAAAATGCAAGATATTGTTGGTAAGGAAAACTACTTTATCGAAGTTCAAGATCATGGTCTTGGAGAGCAGAAAAAAGTATTTAATCAACTAGTGCAGATAGCGGAAACTATTGGCGCAAAAGTTGTTCCAAGCGGTGACTGCCACTACGTGCATAAGCACGATGCAAGATCTCATGACATCATGTTGTGCGTAGCAACTAACGCAAACATACATACTCCAAACAGATTCTCATTTACTGGAGAAGAATTTTATCTTCAATCATATGATGAAATGTCTTCTAAATTCAATCCAGACTGGCTAAAAAACAGTATGGACGTTTGTGACATGATTGATTTGAATCTTTCTTTTGGAGATATTCACTTCCCCGACTTTCCTATTCCAACTCTAGAAGCACCTATGGATTACTTCGATAGATTAGCTTGGAGCGGCCTAAAGGAAAGATACGGCGATCCCCTACCTGCTCATATTGTAGATAGAGCTAATCACGAAATACGTGTCGTAAAAGAAATGGGATTTACTGAATATTTCTTAGTCGTATCAGATCTAGTTAATTGGGCTAAGAATAACAATGTCAGAGTTGGTTGGGGACGAGGCTCTGCAGCAGGCAGTATTCTCTCCTACGCATTTAAAATTACAAATCTAGATCCAATTAAGTTCGGATTAATGTTTGAACGATTCCTTGTTGAGGGTCGAAAATCAATGCCCGACATCGACCTTGACTTTGATGATAGATATCGTGACGAGGTAATTAACTATGCTAGAACAAAGTATGGGTCTGACCACGTTGCCCACATCTGCACATTCAACAAGACAGGTGCGAGACAATCTATTCGAGATGCAGCGAGAGCCTTAGGTTATGATTTTGCCGGTGGAGACGTAGTAGCAAAACTTGTTCCTCCGCCAGTATTGGGCATCTCAAAAAATCTTTCGGAATGTATGGAAGTTGAGGAATTTAAACAACTATACGAGAAAGACTCAGATGCTAAAACTATTGTAGATACGGCATTTGGGCTGGAAGGTTTAGTAAGACAAACTGGCATACACGCTGCTGGTATAGTTATATCTAGAGACGCACTAACTGAATACCTGCCTATTATGCGCAAGGGTGTGGACAATCCAATCATTACACAATGGGACATGGGTAGAGTCGAGCAGTGTGGCCTTTTAAAGATTGACTTTCTTGGTCTAAGAAACCTTGGAGTTATTGATTCATGCATCAAGTTAGTCCATAAGCGTAAAGGCGAACTTATTGATGTTGATAAAATTCCGCTTGACGACGCAAAAACTTACGATGAATTATGCAAAGGTAATTGCGCCGGAGTCTTTCAACTTGAATCATCGGGCATGAGACAATTAATGATGCAGCTTCAACCACGTAACGTAGAAGACATCATGGCATTGATTTCATTGTATAGACCAGGTCCAATGGGATCTGGAATGGATAAAGAATATATTGACCGTAAACATGGTCGTAGTCAAATTAAATATGAGCATCCAAAATTAGCTAAGGTACTAGCACCGTCCTTAGGGATTATGCTGTATCAAGAGGATGTTTTAGGCGTCGCTAGAGAATTAGCAGGCTTTACTTCCGCAGAGGCTGATGATTTAAGAAAAGTTATTGGTAAAAAATTAATGGATAAAATTGCCAAGATGCGATCTATGTTTGTCGAGGGATGTGTTCGAACATCTGATATGTCAGAAACTTTAGCTAATAAAATTTTCTCAGATATTGAATACTTTGGTGGATATGGATTCAACAGAGCACACGCCGCAAGCTATGCTATGATTAGTTATGTCACTGCTTATCTTAAGTCGAATCATCCAACAGAATATATGGCAGGACTCATGTCATCAGTAGTTGGAAATAAAGAAAAGCAAGCATTCTATTTATCGGACTGTAGAAAATTAAATATAGAAGTGTCCCCACCATCAATTAATAAATCTGGGATTGACTTTGAAGTAGTAGGAGATAGATCAATCGTATTTGGACTTTCTGCTGTAAGTGGCATTGGGCAATCGATAGCTGATGCAATAGTCAACTGCAGAAACACTGAAGAGCCATACACAAGCATTGTGGACTTCCTCAGAAGATGCGATCCGGTAATCCTGAAGAAGAGTACGTTGGAACATTTAGCAGCCGCAGGGGCATTTGATGAATTAGTGAATATAGATTTAGGAGAATATCCTAGACTACAAGAAATAGAAATGCTAGAAAAAGAAAAAGAAGAACTTGGAATATATGTAACCAGTCATCCTATTATGGGAATATGGGACATACTTTCTAAAAAAGTTGATTGCGAAATAATTGAATTATCTGAGTATCAAGTCGGATCAAATATAAAAGTCGGGGGAATAATTACAGCCTCGAAAAAGATAATGACCAAAAAGGGTCAGAAGATGTTCAAAATATCAATAGAAGATATTTCTTCAGATGTTGAAGTAATTATCTTTCCCAACAATGCAAAAAATATAGCGGACGATTACTTTAATAAGGGTGATGTAGTAATTATATCTGGAACCTTAAATAAAGAGGGCGACGAAGAAAACTCCACATGTAAGTTATTTTTCTCATCATGCGAAAAGGTAGATGCCCACCTATTTGCCACAGGTAAGGCAATAATTTTTAATGTAAAAAAGAATATATCCACTTCGACTATAGATAAGATTTATGATATAATTGATTCGTCACGAGGTGATCGTCCTGTATTCTTACAGATATTGGACGGTAAACATAAATTTATTTACAAATACAAGATAGAGGCATCCCCTAAAGTGGAAGATGCGATTAGACAATTAATTGAATTGGAGCAATAAATGTCAGCAGATAGACCTTCAGTTAACCCTACAGATAGATGGTGCTGGGTGTTTTGCCCGTCATGCAATAGGTGTCAAGATAAAGGAAGATATACAAAATGTAATGGGTGCTCAGGTCGATACGATCCGGAACTTATTATCAAAGCAGACAGTGAAGATTTCTGTGATTGCAAGAATGGAACTCTGAGATGGAAAACCCAGCAGGGTAGACTTGTTATGACTAAGTTTAAATCCAATCCATTTAAGAGCCAAGTTAAGTATGAAAAGAAATCAGATGATGAACGCGATTGGGACTCATATGTCAAAGATATGAGAGAAAAATTAAATGATCCTAATTGGGATCCCATAACTTATTACGAGGATTAAAAATGAGCCAGAACTTTCCAGCAGTTGTTGAAAAAGGTAATATTAAATTAACAGAATACACTGATTCAACTTACAATTATGATGACAAATTATTCTTACAGTGCACCTGTGTTGGATTCTATCTAACGCAGAAAGAATTAAAAGACCTATACACAGTTGTGAGTTATTATCTGAATGCAGATGATATTACTGAAGTTAAAGTATCCATAGGGGGCGAAGATGTGGCCCTATGAAGAAGATGATCATATGGAAATAGGTGAAAGTGGTTGGGTGGCAATCGGCCAAGGCGCTTATATAAATAAACTCAACAATCACACTATAGATGAAATTGGAAGAGAATTCGATGAAAATGGTCGACTAATATACGATCCCAATGAAGAACAGTAGGAATATTTTTGAGTTCTATATTAATTAAAAATTATGATAGCTTAAGTGATTTAGAAAAATTAAGTTTAGTAGATTTTTCATATTCTAGAATAGATACGTACGACCAATGTCCATCAAGATATTTCTATTCTTATATCAAGAAAGAACCAAGACAGTTCAACGCACCGGCAGCTCTTGGAAACATTGTCCATGCAGTTCTTGAAAATACTTTAGATAATAATAAAGTTTTAGATTTAAATGAACTTCAGGAAGAATATAAAAATAATATTCCTATTTGGGATCCAAATCAAGAAATAACTCCAGATCTTATTTCAGTTGGATCAATTATACTCAATGAATTCTACGATCAAAATGTGGATAAAGAATTCTCCATATACGATAAAGAAATGTCTTTCTCTTATATTATAGGGTCGTACAGAATAATTGGCTTTATAGATAGGGTAGATATTATTGGAGATAGAGTCAACATAACAGACTATAAAACTGGTAAATGGGAAGTTGCACAGAAGCATGTGCACTCAAATCTGCAGCTAGGCATATATGCCCTTGCGCTTCATAATATATTTCCAGAAAAAGAAATATACGCTGAACTTTATTATTTAAGATCTGGAAAAAGAAAAGGCCATTTGTTTACTCAAGAAGATATAGATGAAGTTAAGAATAAGCTTATTGACACTATTCAAAAAATAATGGTTGATCAAAACTTTACGCCCACTGCCAATAGCAGAGTATGCTCTTACTGTGATCACGCCAAATCAGGTGCTTGTCCAACTGGTGTTTACAGAAATAAAAACAATAGTTACAGAAAATAGAAAAGGGGCTGGTTTCCCAGCCCCAATTCTATACGTAGTTTTTAAAAAGAATCAGAAAGTTGAATCTGAATCGATAGCAAAATCGAAATCATTGAACTCTGTGACTACCTTGACGGCATCGCCATAGTCATAACCGAGGTCTACAACCAAGTCCTCGATAATCTCGTTGTCAATAGTTTCAATTGCTGTGTTGATGATGTGTGTTAATGTGTTCATAGTGATTAGTATACTTCCTTCTTAGTGGTAATGCAAGTCGTTTTGCATATTTTTATTTTTTAGTGTATAATATATATACGCTTACAGGCATTAAGGATATCATAATGGAACTACACGTTGTCAAGGCAGAAGACTTTTTTTTGGAAAAATCTTCTTTTAAAAAACAGCCAAATCTAAATAACATCAGAAACAAACAGATTGATAAAGTCATCTTAGAAGATGATGGAGTTTTTACCAGGAAAAAGGGTAACGCGTATCAGTATACGAAAACCGGATTCAGGAAAGATATTGAGCTTAATGTAAGATCTAGCTGGGAAGCTAATTTTGTTAGAATCCTAAATATCTATAAAATAGAATTTAAATTTGAACCTACTGTATTTTCTTTTCCGATTAAAAGAGGAACAAAAGGTTATACTCCTGATTTTTTCTTAGAACGAAATGGTGAATGGGTAGAGATTAAAGGCTATCTAGATGATAAAAGTAAAATTAAATTAAAAAGATTCAAAAGGTATTACCCTGATGAATTTGAAAAGATGACCTGCGTTATAAGCAGATACTCTAATAACGCAAAAAATTTTATGGCTGAAATAGAAGTTCCCAATATTGTCTTTTACGAAGACATAAAAGATTTTTATAGTCAGTACGTAGTTAACTGGGAAGGAAAAAGATGACAGCCTACAAGGAGCAATATTATTCTTTAGAAGAAAATGAAATGCAAGACCTAATTGCAAAAGCTAAAAAAGGTTCAGCAAAAGCACAAGAAGAACTCTTAAAAGTATTCAGTAATTTCTTAACAAAGTATATTTCACTATTATATTATGGAAAATTTAATCTCAATGATTATGACATACGAAGGTTTATCTCTTTATTTATCAAAGATTCTGGCACAAGGTTTGCCCTAATGAAGAATAAAATGAATGGATCTAACATGCGAGTGATAAATGAATGCATGAGAGGTATTCATTATATGGCAAAAAGATATGGGGACGAGGAGGACATCAGACAAACGGTATATAT